CAATGTACCTGCGCAATATGAATCACCGAGCGGTGTGCCTTCTTCGGGTGGTGGTTCCCAGCCACAATCTGCTGAATCAGTCTCTACCACCTCTGTATAAGAACCACCTTCACCGTCAGCAAAATCCTGTACCTTATCAAAGTCACTAAGATTTTGTATCGTATTGAGTAGGTCTAAAAATTGTTGTTCTGTGCTGTTTGCACAATAAGGATCTCCAAGTGGAGTACCAAATACGGGAGGTGCCTCATAGCCACACGCTTCGGAGTTTGGTGTTTCTTCTGTAGTCGATCCACCGTTACCATCAGCGATTGTTTGAATAAGAGTAGTACCGTTACACGATTCTTCGAGCACGGTTCCTGCGGCGGGATTACTAGGTGGAGGTGGGGTTACAACTGTGGTGTCTTCGGCGGTTTCTGATCCACCTCCACCACAGGCAACGAGAAAAGAAAACAGTAGACCCACGGCGATTTTGTTCATAATGTACCTCATGCTTATTAAAAAACATCAGTACATGATACCGCCATGAATCTACTGACTCAAATTTTATTTATTCTTCAATTGCTGGCTTTTCGTCGCCGTCCCAATTCAAATCTGTCATAGACTTTTGCTTTTGGATTTGATCGAACTCGGTTTTATTCTGAGCAAACTTTTCTACTCCGCCGAAAATACGATCCCAATTATCCTCGTAAGTTTTACGGTCTACTTCGATTGGTCTGGGCTTGCTTCCTTTACCGGCCATTACGCTTCCTGTCGTACTTCAACTGCGTCAAGAAGTGTATCAATCGTTTCCATCTCATTCATGAGCTGAGTCATGTTTTGTTGATGGTATACTCGAGCAAGCTTACGAAGATACTTCTTAGGGATACCTACATCTTCTTCAAGAGACTGCAGGGCGTCCTTTTGAAAATCCCTTTCGGCTTGGATTCGAGTGAACGAGTTACTAATTTCTTCCATTGCACCTTTGATACGCTTACGATCTGCAGGGCTGCTTGGAATAATCACATCAGACATAATATAAACTCCTTAGTTAAACTGCGCTAATGATTGATTGTATCACATTAAAAGTTTTTTGTACCAGAATTTTATTTTCTTCAAGCTCGAGATCTCCTTCGATTCGAGTCAAGTCAGTAAAATCTTCGACAAGTTCATGGAACTCTGATGGCGTAATATGCCCAGAGTCTACCATTTCTTTATATTCTCTTACGCGAGATTCTGCTTGATTGATGTACTCAATGAGTGTCATTTAACACGTCCTCCGAAAGTGTCGAGTGCAGAATCGATCGCTAAGACGATGTTCTGCCTTTTGATTTTGCAATAACCTTCACTAGGATTTTCTCTAGCATATAGCTCTTCGACAAGAGAATTGATTCCATCATAGATATTTGTGATGTTAGCGTTAAGAGTATTAGCGCTATAAGTTTTGAGTGTGCGGCTAATGTAAGCCATTCGCTTCAGTTCACCCGGATGGCATGTAGCACTCCAGCCTGCCGCTGTTTTCAACTCAGCCAATTGCATAAACTCGGCATTGTCAAAATTACTCGGCATGAATTTTTGGAGAGAGCTACAACCTGATAACAAAATAAGACTGAGAGCAAGAACGTAAATCCGTTTCATATCTTATTCCTCTTCTGTGCATAGGAACTCGCCGTTCCTAATCTTATATATCCAGACCCGGCCCTTTGATCGAAAATACTTACGGCCACCGTCGATCATGCTTCCATCGATAAACAAGCAATCATGATGGGATTGACTATACCAAAGATTTTTATCTCTATCTTCGATCATACCGAATTCCATCGTTTCAATAACATCAGCATCAGTGATAAGAACATGATCATCTTTTAAAGTAAGACCAAAATAACGATTACCAAATTCTGGGTGTGGCGTATCCCTATAGAAAATATCGTATGGTCGATCTGATTGCTCGAGGTCTGTCGTGCAAACATATCTCACATTGACACCATCTTTTTCTGTGTATAGGGCTGCGGTCTTTTCAACGTTAAGAATAGGTGCGTGCTTGATTTCTATGTTGGCCACCATCCTAGATTTCTCCCATTATGTAAAATAATCATGAAGCAAGTGAATACATGAAGAACCCACCAAAAGGTTCTTACCACTGCAACGGCGTTAGCCTGACGATCTGTTTCACCTACCTTTTCTCCGAGCGATTGAGCCCAGATTCTCCACCATTTTTTAAATAACGTCATCGTCATGCTTCTTTCGTAAAGTATATCCAGGATATTCGCCGGATTCTTCACATATTAAAGTTTCTTCCCAAACTAATTCATCACCCTCACTCCAACCTACTTCAGCTAACAGTTCATCGGGTATGGGTAGAATCAGTTCTCCAGTTTTTGGATCTTCTTTAATAGTAGCAATATATTTACTCATTGCTTTTCTTGGTAATCCTTAATTGCTGCCTTGATTGCATCTTCAGCCAATACCGAGCAATGAATCTTTACAGGCGGGAGGCATAATTCTTCAGCAATTTCTCGATTGCTGATTTCTCCTGCTTCGTCAAGGGACTTTCCTCTAACCCACTCTGTGAGTAATGATGAAGAAGCAATAGCACTGCCGCATCCGTAAGTTTTGAATTTAGCGTCTTCAATAATTCCGTCATCCGATACTCGGATTTGCAACCGCATGACGTCTCCACACGCTGGAGCACCGACCATGCCTGTTCCGACACTTTCGTCATCTTCGGGAAGACGTCCGACATTTCTGGGATTTTCATAGTGATCTAATACCTTGTCTGAGTAAGCCATTTATAATACCATATAGTTAACGATTGAAAACAACGTGACCATGAATACGATTGTCAAAATCAAACCAACAACAATAAAAGATGTTGGGTCACCTTGGGCAAAATCTCTTTCTCGATTCTCAGAGCTTTGTACACCAAAGAACGCGGCCAAAACGCTTTTAGTCGTCTGCCACAGACTCATAGTCGTACTCATCGTACTCTGGTATATATTTGTCCCAACAACCCGGCGAATCATTATGGATTTGTTCCCAAACATCTTTGTTGTACCTGCCATACTTCAAAACGAAAGCGTCAAAGCTCATTTCGCGAGCATCTTCTTCCATTTCATATACGTATCTACCCATTGCGCTCATTGTCGTCCTCCCAATGCTTAAGCATTTCAACCTCACCATCGACTGTTCGAGTTCTAATGAATCCATCGTCGATTAGGTGATCAATTGTTTTTTGAACCACGTTGATAATGTTTTGTTGATAGCCCCAGTAATAGCCAAAAATGGTGAATACCATACCACAAACAAAGAATTGCATTGTACTCATAGAAACCATGATTTATCCGCCATAGCCATGCTTTTGTAGAATTCGATCATTCTCATCGAGATCACTGAATTGCTTTTCGAAATCTTCATCGTTTTGCAAGTGATAGTCACTGATGAGTTCGTTGGTCAAAGCCATATCGATCACGTCGTCTTCGGACATGTAGTTGAGGCACGACTCGATCAAATGATCTTTATCGATAATCCCCTCGTCAACATACTCAAGAAGAAGGTTGGTGACAGATCTTGCCATCGGCGTTTGCTCCTTTTTGCGGTTATTTTGATCTATATAATATAACACAGATTTCAGCCCATGTCAACTGGCGAGTTGAAACCACTCCGGCTTATCTCGCTTAGTCCATACCATTTTGAAGCGATCTTGCTTCGTTTGGTAAAACATTCGATATGACTTGACTGGATCTTCGGGGAACATACATTCCGGATTTGAAGTCATAGCAAGTTTGAAAGGTGTGGGCCCGCCTTCTGGAATATTTTTGGGAAGTAGGCTGAGCGGATAACGAAGCTGTACATCCGACTTATGCACTTTACCGTAGCGAAACTTGAATTCTTCGCAGAGTGCAATAAAGTGTTCGTAGTGCCACATGTAATTTGCAGAAGACTCAGCAGTCCACACAGTACAGGGGTGGTACATGTGAACAGCTTTATAGAGTGTAGTCTCGAGCTGATCGTCAGGATGGCGCCAATACTTGACCATCGTCTTACCAGACTTTGATGGCCTACGCTCGAGAGTACCATCGAGCATGCGATGAACAGTCGAAAGCATTTGGCCAGACTCGACTGTCATTTTAGGGACGTGCTTATCGCACTGCGATCGAGCAGACTCAACCGGGCAGGGATATTCCGTTTCTTTATTTTCTTCGATTGGAAAAATATTCATGGTTTGTACTCATATCTTCGGCGCTCAACTTCCATCGAGTCTTGAATATCGACAGCGCTGACACCAAAAATTTCTGAAAAAAGCTTGACCGCGGCTAAACGGTCAAGCTGAGGCTCGTTGTAAGAATCTCGTTCCTGTCGATCGAGATCATTCCAACGATGAAAGTTTGTTGCAAGAGATTCAGTGTTGTCAAAAACGAATTGAGTCTCCGGTTGTCCCATACTTCACTCCTTAAGCGGCGTTGAGAAGGCTTGGAGAGACACTCCACTGGCCGTTTGGTGTGGTTACCTTAATGGTTTTACGATTAACCTTAGAGATGATTCCAGTGACTTTGGCGCCACGCTTGTCGTTGAAGTAGACCGAATCACCAACACGGAAAGAGCTACCAATTTCAACTTGAAGAGAACGCTGACGATCTCGTATGAGTGCAATCATGGTATTAATCTCATCCATAGAAGCATTACGGATGAAGGCTGAAACATTTTGGTCAATAAGCATAATCATTTCCTTAGTGGGTTTACCAATTTACTGTACCATTCTACCATTGTTTTGAGTCTTTGTAAACCGTTTTTGCAAACTTTTTTTAGACTTTTTTGTTCTATCCATAGACCAAAAAGTTATAAGGAAAACGGTCACCAGAATCACTTCTAAGACGAGATATGCCGCCAATCCGTAGATGTATATTGCTTCAAGCATAAAGGCTCCTAGAAGTGATCTCGTGAAGACTCAGAATTGTGTAGATTCTGCAGTAAAATAAGATCTCACCATGTTAAAGGCATTGATATGCTCTTCGAGTTTAACGAGATCTGTTTCAATTTCGTTATGAAAAATGCCGAATTGAATTTCTCCATTTTGCCTCTGACGGAAATTTTCTCGCAAAGACTGAATGTGATACTCCATTTCTTGAATAACGATAGCATCAGTTTGTTCTGGCTCAAGTTCAATCGTTGTAATACTCATATCATTCTCCTAAATCAATAATGTAGCAAGGTTCATTAGTACTGCGGTGCCAGTAATAGAGCTTCCAATCATGATGGCTTTATCATTCCAAGAGGCTCCAACGTATACCCAAGCAATTGAGCTAAGGGCGTAAGAAATTTTTCCTTCGTTAATGAAGCCGGCACTTTGCAAGAAAACACCAGCTACTGCAGCTATTGTTGCAGCCCACTTTACGTATTCGTCACTCTTACCCGTGGAAGTAACAGGAGACAGATCTTCGACCTGCATCTGAAGTTCTTCCATTTCCTCTCGAAGTCGACGCTTTTCAGCATTGAGCTGCATGGCCAGTTTCCCAGCCTTCGACATTTGACTGTCTTTGTATTGCTCTTTTACTTCGTCAATATTATCCATCGCTGTCAATATCGTATCCCTGTCGCTTCCAGCGATCAACGGTTTCTTGGTCAATTTCTTTTTGCGAATAGTACATGGTGATTCCACCAAATACCATCGGAGTTAAAAAGATACATAGCAAACCTATAACACCTACGTCCATTAGCCTTCGTTCTCCAAATCCCAAATACACTTGTTAGGTGGAGCTTTCTTAGTCATTTTTTTCGTATAGAGATGACCGTTTTTTTCTGCGTCCTGGAATACTAGTGCAGTAATAAAAAATCCACCGACAACGAGCAAATGTCCACCCACGCTATATATTCCCCAGTAGATACTATAGCCAGCCCAAAACGTAAAAATAGCTGTCCACATTACTGAAAGGTAGAACATGAGAATGAACTGCGTAAACGGATTAGGAATGTGTCGCAGTGGATTAATTTTCAAACTAAAAAAGAAATTGTACAGATCGTAGATCCATAGTCCAATGGTTCGGAATGGGTTCATGATGACTCCTTAAAGGTCCTTAGTGTGTCTGCAATGACCTCGGAACTTAAATCCCGGGCAGCTACATACTCCGTCAGTAATATAGTACGTTTCACCGTTCGAGCCTGTCACTGAAATCGTGTCAGAAGGATAGCTTTCGTCAATGGTACCGAGCTTCTCAAACTTGCGCCGTGTTTTTGAAAATCCTTTCAGTGGATTTTTGAACACAGTGCGAGGACCGTTAGGCGACTGAAATGCTACAAGGTGGCCAGCACTATTAACCCAGTAAGTCCCGTTGTTAGCGGTCATCGTGGGCTCATCCCATTGAGTGATTTCTTTCAACACTTCAATAGTCAATTGCTTTCTCCTCTAAACGAGTTTGAAGTTGCTTAATTCGCGTATTGATTTCAGCAAGGCTATCAAGCTCTTGATAGTATGCTTGTCCCTCAGCGTATTCGAGTCGAAACTTAATATCTTGAGCATCTTCTCTCAACTTTTCGATCGTTTGTAGAATTTCAGCTTTGTTCAGTTCCATTTTAATCTCCGTTCACGAATTCGTCAACGATATTGCCTCCTTCTTCGTCGACATAATCGCAGACCGACTTGAGTTTACACAGCAAAGTATAAAACACATCCCATGCGATTACCGGCAAAAAGACCAGTGCAATCCGACCAAATCTGCGCCAATCGCAATCTTGCATATACTCACGTACTCTTTTCATATTCCCCCATCTCATTTTTTTATTGTACCCAAACGTGATTATACTTATCTGGGTAATTGCTGCAATTGTAATCAAACCTTTCATCATAGTTGATTACACGAACGCACTCTTTAGTCGAGTTACTAAAGTGAACGTCGGGCATCGATGACGCACTCACCATGGCGTATAGGATGCCCATGAACAAGGCGCAGAGAATCATTACTGACAAGCAATAATGAATGTACATCTCTATCACCGGATCTTTCGAAAGTCTCATGCAAAGTCCTCGTCAAATTCTTTTTGAATTGCTGTTTGCTCAAGTACAGACTGCACTGCCGCAACAGCATTGATATTATGACCACCAACGTGCCACTCGTAAGGATTGCCATCGCGAGAACGACGACCACCGTCGAAATCTTTCCAATCATAGACTGTCGCAACAACGTAAGTGCTGAAGTTCGTATCAAAGAACTCGAGTTCCCACTCGGTATTAACTTTACCGTCACCACTTGGTGTGTCGTAATGAGGCTCACCAAAAGCATCAACCAATTCTTGGTAAGTTGCAGAAACATGGCCTTGCAAAGAAGTCATGTTACTCGTACCACGTCCAATCAATCTAAAATTCATGCTGCTACCTCCTCTGGTGCATACTTGTCCAACCAAGCTCGAAGCTCGGCAAAGGGAATAACGTCCCCGTTAATCATTTCGTAAGCTACGCCGTAGCTCACTTCCTCACCGTTGTCGAGCTTATCGTAAGCGGTGAACTCCTTGGCAATTTCCTTGCGCATGTATCCATACTCGGTGTTGTTGGTGGTGCGTTTGAATTGAACGCGATCTTCCAAAACAGTGCCATAGTAGGGAGCATCCCACTCAGCACAGTGATCAGAAACACGGAAGTCGACATCATCGACGACAGTCTCACCAACTGAGTACTCTTCGAAGTACTCAGACTTGGTAGTGCAAGCAGCTTCAACACGAGCCCACCACTTAGGGTCCATGTTCTCTTCGATGGTGCAGTTGAAAATGTAGGTGTTTCCACCTTTCGGCTTCCAGTACTGCGGGCACTCGCCATAACCGTCCCAATCGTGGGCACCGTAGTTTTCCATGTGTTGAGTCTGAATAATCGCTTTCATAATATCTCCAAAAGAGGGGGCTGTTCAGTCTCGATTGAGCTAGTCCAAGTGGACTCCAGTCAACCCCTTTTACCAATTTACAGTACCATTCTACCAAATCAAACCGTAAATGTCAACCGTTTTTTTCACTTTTTTTAGATCATTTTGTTATATGGTTATAACCGTTTGATCTAAGCGGCCCTTCTATAACGGCCGCGACCAGAGTACCCAACCTTTTGAACTGCTTCGAGAGGAGAAGTTTTTCGAGCCTCGTCGAGGTAGCTTTCAACAGAAGGGTAGTTATCGACAATACAATTGACCCAAGATTTCCAAGGCTTGCTACCATACTTGAAGCGAGCAATAAAAGAGGGCTTAGGCTTACCTACCCAAGAAGGGTGGCAGTCAGGATTATGATCTTCCATGTTAATCGATTGAGTGTGACGACCCCAGTACATCAGGTACATGCCATCCCACTTAAATTGTGATTTATCAAACTTAGTCATAATCAATACCTTATTCCAAATTACAGTACCATTCTACCAAATCGAAACGAAAAAGTAAACCCTTTTTGCAAAAATAAAAACCCTTACAAATCAATAACTTAGAAGATAACCTACATAAGCTATTGTTTTATAAGGGTTTATTTTTTAGACTTTTTTGTAATATGGATAGAACTTTTAGTTATAAGCGGCCCGTACCTCCGCAGTGCGGGCAGGGTTCCGTATCCGGATCATCCTTTTCCTCGTATTTGCTCCAGTCATGAACGGTCCAAATACAATTACCAATTTTGACAGCGGCACCATCGCTTACTTCTTGAGTCAGTGATGTAGCGAGAACTCCGTCTATCCATACGTTCTCGCCTTCGATATGATTTTTAAATCTCAACTCATTAATGTATTGGCCTATCATAGGCTTCATCGCATACCACAATTCCATATTAAAATGCTACCTTCCAACTTACTCCAATAGAATCGTTATGAATTACTGCTCCCCATCTTGCAATGTTACCACCAAGTAAAACAGTATCAAATTGACCGGGCTCGTGCTTTCCTATCAAAGTGTATACACCGGCAATGATTATTGTATTTATGATGATCGACTTATCTCGATGTGGGTTGGTACCATAGATGAGTTTGTTACCCTCGGTGTATCCATTGCGGAGTCCTACACGAGTTTGTCTATGGTCTATGTATGATGCGGCAGTATACGTGAGGAAAAGAGACTTTTCTGTTTTGGTCCAATCGTTAAAGTGTCTAAACTCAGCGTATACTGGCGTAGTAAAAAAACATAGGCTAATTGCCCAAAGGATTATCCAATGCTTTCTGTAGCGTTTCTCTAAGGTCTTCATCTAACTTCTCCATTTTACCGTCAATGCGATCCTCTGTTTCTCGCATTGTATCGCGGACATCCTTTTCCGATTCCCTACTTAAGTCAGATAATTCCCTCATTCTTTGATCAATATCATCTTGTACAGTCTTCACTCTGTTACTTGCATTTTCGGCAACACGTTCGACTCTTATAATATCATCTCTTAAGCTATTTTTGATGTCTCTTGTGTAGTCGATAGCGTCGTTAAGCTTCGTTTCAATTGCTAAGTTACGAGCTTCAACTGCTTCAATATCCATCACTTCTAACTTTTCACTCATTTCCTGAAAAGCTTTGTACGTTTCAAATCCACCATATAACGCAGCAAGAATAGAACTCAGTACTGCGAAAGCCCCAGCTATTGTAGTGGGAGTCATAGTAATGCCAAACAATTTCATCTTAGTGTTCTTCAGGTTTTCAACTTCGTCTTCGAAGTTTTCAGTCATTTCACCTAAGTCTTTTGCCATTGTTGTGCTTCCTTTGCAGCCTTAAGGCTGGTTGTTCTTATAATAATGTTTCCTCGTTCATCGTAAACTGTGTATAGTCTTTCACCTATTGAATTGATTTCTATTTTCATTTTATGCACCTGCAATGAGTGCAATCATACCGCCGATGACACAAGCGGCAAATACTAAAAAGCCGGCAACTAAACTTACATCAGTCCAAAATCGCCTACTTTCTGCTTTTTTCTTTGCTAATTCGAGGCGTTGCTGGCGTATCTTTCTACGCTCGCGCATCATATCCTCATAGAAAGGCATCTGACCGGTGTAGATCAGAAACTCCCGTAGCTCTTTTTCGAGAGCTATCATTTTATGTCTAGCCGCAGTAACCTCTAAGGCCTGGGCTTCGACACTTTTACCCGAAAATAATTTTTGCGTTAAGCTCGGGTTACTATTTGCAATTGCTGCTTCTGCTAATTCTTCCTTCGCGTCAAAAAATCTCGAAAATCCTTGGTACAGGTCATTGATTTCCTGCCCTTTTTCAATTCCATTTTTTATCATGTTGTATGCAGACCCAGCCATGCTTAACGCGGCTGCAATCTCAACCATGATGTTAATCCCTTATCAGTTTTCCTCGAACTTCAACGCCCTCAGATTATCGATCTCGGCTTGAAGTCTCATAACTTCCAATCTCTTTTTTTCCAACTCTAATTGATATAGAACATTACAATTGAGCCTTTCTTTTGGTGCACCAAGAGGAATTGTGATTCTCCCGTATACACCTACATCACGTATAAATTGATCATTGTTATAACGAAAAGAAGGATCTTGCTGCGAAAGATTGTACAGCGGATCTTCTTGATTCATAATTCCCACAACACCAAATTCTACGTTAGTAGAGGAACCAATCGCCATTGAGCATTCCAAATCACCAGCTCTTATGCGATCAGTTTGGAAGTTGGGAGACGTTTGCGGAATGGCCATATTAATCGAACTCGATTGACCATAAGCAGCGCCTGCCCAAAAACCAATTACGAAATATAATGTAATGAATAATATAAATTTCATGCGTGTCATTTTATTTTAGAACATATTCTCGTTGCAACCATAGTGAGTCCACTTCCCTCACCAATTAATTTAGACTTAGAACAAATATACACCGCTCGATTTCTATCTTTTTCGCGAATATATACGTTCAACTTTTTTCTATCTAAATACTTCAGCCTTATAACATCAGACTCAGAAGCAAAAGGTAGAGGTTGCCAGTCACCATCAAACACGTTTAATCCAAAATATTCAACATCTGTTCTACCGTTAAAGAGAGTCATCTCAGCGACTAAAACGCCCGGTACAAACGATTGCTTTAATTTTGGATATGTTGGTGTAAACTCGTGGGCCTTTACAGACCCACAGAGCAAGACCAACAGCGTAATACCAAAAAAACTTCTCATCTGTATTATATATTAAATAGCGATACACTCAGCTTGTACAATTGTACGATATGTTCCAGCAGGGAACGCCTTGTCGTATCCATAATCTGCTTCTGATTCAACTTGGAACCAAGTGCTTCCGGCAATCGACAGATCAACTTCTGTCACGTTGTCGTACTCGATTTTGTCAGTGTCATAAGCTGCCATGCTAGCATCAGTAGAATCTGCAACTGATGTCGAACCATCCCATGTAACTACGTCACTCAGAGTTGGACTCTCAGAAAACGAAATGGGGTGTGTGATTCTTGCCTTGTAGTAGTCAGCGATAATTACATCATATCGAATAACTGGCTTAACGCCACCGTTTGTTCCGTCAGTCGTAAGCAGGTTCGGTGTAGGGTTTCCGTAGATACCTACGGTGTCAGTTACCACGAGACACTTAGACTCAACGGTACCGGTAATTTGAACGTCTTCTGCCAAAGCAGCTGTTGCTGTGAAAGCTGCTAAGATAGCTACGCTGATTTTATTGAACATAAAGTTCTCCTTTTTTTATTACTTTTCTGTTGTCTTTTCATATTGTGAATCAACGATTTTCTCATGAAGTAGTTCTTGCGCAAATTGGGCCCGTCTACCAGAAGCATTGTCTGGTAATTCGGAATCTTTTAATTGAACCGTGTCAACGTACTCACCTCCGGGTATCGTTTCATAATAACTCGTAGGCATATAGTCGAGCATGGTCAATTGTGAATGAAGTAGATTTGAGGCTGTAGCAATATCAGTATTATTGCCGGTGCCCAAAATCTTTTCTAAATTTTCTTTAATCTCTTTTTTCGTTTGTACTTTTTTGCGATCTTTTTCGTCCTGATCTTCGTCTCTTAAAGTCATTTCTCTATCGATTTCGTCCTGCACAAAATCTTCTGACAATGGATCGTAAGGCTCAGGTTCTTCTACTTCTACGTACGGCTGCTTATAGCCTGGGCAATTGGGATCAGTCTGAGGATCGAAGCATGGATCATACTGATACGTGTAAAGAACAGTAGGATCTTCAACCTTGCCTTCTCCTTCTACTTCAATCGAACCATCGCCCCAACGATTGATAGGAATGCCACCAACCGAAACAACTTTTCGTATCGAATTGCCGGGCAAACCGGACCAATCATCTGTTTCTCTAAAGATATATTGGCCTTCGTTCTCAGCATCCTCATTTTGTACGTGTACAAGCATATCATCTTCTGGATTTTTGACTGCGGTATATCGATAGATCACAGTACCTACAGTCAATCCTGCTTGTTGTGGCAATACGTTAGTCATTACCCAATTCATGCCAGGATTGGCTGCGTTTTGCGTAATTCCGTATACTACCTGAGATGAAGCCTGCTCAGAGTAAGACAAGCAAGAGCAACAAAGAAGCAACCCCGCCAGCGGCCATGAGTGTCTTTTGATCAACGTCCATCTCCTTCTTCTCCTCTTTTTCACCTTCTTCAAGAGGAGCTTCTCCTGCGTTTACTTTCCAAGCAGCTCTTGCTTCTTGGCCAATCAATCCATCATAAGGACATGGTGTACCAGCATTCATCATCGCATCAAACACTCTTTTATCTTGGCACATAAGCGATACTGCTGCTACCTTCATACCCATATCATAAAGAGTTTTAGCATTCTTTAGCCTTTCACAATTTTCATCAGTAAATTGGGTACCTGTTGATACACCAAGAATCTGAGTTTGAATTGCACCAGCCACGCCAAACGTACATAAATCAGAATTTGACGTATTGATTGTTGGCGATATCGCACTCGCGGGTGGTGACTTCAATGTCGTTGTCGTATTCCCGTTTGTCGTTATCGTACTGTTTGTTGTAGATTCAGTTCTTATCACATCATCGATTGGCAATGGCTCTTCTTCTTGAGCATACGGGCTCGAGCAAAAACCAATCAACAAAAGTGTAAACAAAAATAGATTCAGTTTCATTTTATTCTCACATCCATTATTTAACCACTGTTATTTATATATCAAGAATCCCACCATCATCGATTCACTTTATTTGACGGTTACCTGTCAATTATTTGACGGAATTAATTACTTTTTGGAATATAAAAAAAAGGAGGCCGGAGCCTCCCAAGTTATTGTTTTAGTAACGTATTTATTAGCGGCGATGAATGTAAACGTCAAGCCGCTTAGCGTTAGCAATTCCGCCAACGATGTCACCAAAAGAATCGTAAGAAACGCAGTTACCAGTCCGTAAATTTATTTCCTTTTGGATTGCTTCACGGCCCTTTACATTGACTCGATACCGGATGGGATGACCCCAATCACACTTCGCGCCAATATTTTTCAGGTCGGTGTTCATTACTTTCACCGCGGCTTTGAGCTCTTCGAGTTCAAGCATATCGGCAGCACACTCGGGATAAACACTACCAACGTATTGTTTACTTACACGCTTTTCAACATTAACTTTTTGCATAATAATCTCCGGTAGAGAAGGCAGCTTACGCTGCCTCTGCCATTTCAACTGCTACGTTAAGGGCGTCAAGCTTACGCTTGGCGTTGTGACCGAACCAAGCCGAGGTGGCTCGATTGTCGGCATTTCGACCAAGCTCGTGGTCAGTGAGGTAAGTCACTGCATTGTAAGCATTCCACCACGTTCCAGGTCGGAACTCTGCACCAGGCTGAGTGTCTACAACCTCAAGTGCTCGTTCAGCCGTTCGGCTCAGTGTCTTGTCACGCTTGGTGGACTCACCAAACACCTTAGCAAGGAACGTTTGGAAAGAGTCGTTAGTGTAACGCTTTGAGCCGAGAAGCTCAGCGGCTTGCTTGAACTGCTCAACACGAGTGTGTGAGATACCAAGCAGCTGCTTAACCTTTTCAGCATCAAACTCACTGCGGTGTGACAAGCGGACTGCGGGCATACCTTTCTCGGTAAGTGCCATCGTCAAAGTGTTGTTACATACCACTCGAGTCATAACAAACTTGACGTCAATGCTCTTGCCATACTGGTGTGGATTCGAGAAGAGAAGGTAACCTTTCACTTCGTCACCGCCGAAGAGCGAGAAGCCATCTTTAACATCGGCTGCAGCCCATACAAGACGACCGTCCTGCAAGGAGCCCGCGGTATCCATTACCATATCGCCGTTAGCGACAAACTCAGAGAAGAACTCAAAAGCTTCTTCGTTTTGGCAAGGATTCCAGCCTTCGCCGACCATAGTAAGAATCTTACTGTCGGTTGAGCGTACCAATGCCTGCTGACCAGTCTTTTGGTTGTCACCTTTATAGCGAATAAACGTGTCAACTTTTTCAACTTCCCAGTCAAGTCCTGCGGCGACCATCATCTCACGTGGAGTCATGTCGTCATTTACTGGTACACCCATGCCATGCCAAGGTACGCCAGAAGAAAGACGGTATGCCATTTGAGCTTCGCCGTTAACAATTTCAAGATTATGTGCCATAACAAATATTTCCTTATTAACTAAACTTACTGTGCCATTCTATACCAAATGAAAGTAAATGTCAACCATTTTTTTCATTTAATTTCATTTAATTCTTGCTCGTCTAAAGCGTCGAGCAAATCCATTTTGAGCTCGTTTAAAGTAACGAACACTTTGAGATCAACAGCTTCGGGATTTACAGCCAACACCGAATTGATACAACTTTCGGCGACACGTATTGCTGCCATCTTATCTTGGATCTTTTCTATTACCATTACTTTTCTCCGTCTAAAAGGTCTTCAAGGTTCTGAATTACTTGGTTGAGTTCATTACGGAACTCGAGTGTCTTTTTCAGCTGATTGAACAGCTGCAGACGAGTAGGGTGGCGTTCCGACGGTTGATGACTAATAGTTATAAAATCCTTTTCGCCAAAACTATAATGCTTGACGCCAGTAATATCAATACGATCTTCTAGCCAATCGTAATTACTCATTTATAAGTCTCCGTCCAAGCAACGAAAATTTCCATTGCTTCTTCTTTTGACAAACCGAAGTTTTCCTGCAAAGCTTTAGGGGCAGCAAACATGTTGATGACTCCAGATTCTCGTACAGAGTCAAGCCACGCGAAATATTCTTTTAAGCTCATGCTAATACCTCAATTCGTCCATCATAATCAAAAGTGGTTTCAAAGGGAACATAACCGATGTCACCGATACGTGAATCATCATCGCTATCGGCACCAGTAATTTCAATGTGGAAGCCTTTGAACATAGAAACACCGTGTTCAGGGTGGATTACATCACCTTTCTTGATGACTCGACCAACGATGAAGTGATCAGGACGACCTTCAAGAGGCTCAAAATCGTAAGCCTTGATGACGTTACCAATCTCAGCAGTGTTCTCATATTTCAGCATAATCAATACCCTTTACCAATTTACAGTACCATTCTACCAAATCAAAGCGAACTTGTACACCGTTTTGTGAAATTATTTTTGTCAATAGAATCAACCACTTATGCATATGGCTATCATAAGTGGTTGTTTTTGAAGGGATTATTTTTTTAGATCATTTTGTTATATGGATATAACCGTATGATCTAAGGAATGAAATCAGTGAATTGTGGGGTTTTCGTCGGCTTCGAAAAGGCCTTCGAGCATGTCGTGGCAATGATCGCCATAGCCTGCTTTAATGAGATCTATAACGTCTGGATACTCGTCTTCAGTCTCGATGGGTTGTGGCTCGAGTTGCTCCCATCGGCGATGATGGAATACATCTTCGATAAACGCTTGAGCCATACCTCTCGATTTGAATGAGCAGGCACGAGTAATGAGGAATGGATTGTGTGCAGCAAAGAGAGCGTATTTCTTACCATCACCGGCACGATACGATAGCTCGTCTACGTCTTCATCTGAGTATGTTCCCAGAAAAACGCCTCGATTCCGATCAATGATTATGTATCTCTTCGTCTGTTTCATACATCGCCCTATATTTCTTTCGCACTTTCATTACATGTTCAAGATAATCGTACGTATTAAACTTGAACACCTGTGGTTCAGAATCATCTACCGCAATGAGAATGACACCTTGCTTAATAGGAATACCAGTCATCTCATAAAAGGCTGCTGCATAAAAAGACACTTGAAGAAAATAGCTTAAGATACCTTCTTCGGTCTTTACACGCCGGGAGGTTTTAAAGTCAATTACAGAGAGTTCACCTTCGAACTCTGCGATACAATCAACCTGGCCAGCAGTTCGCAATTTATCACTATAAAGATACACTTCCTGAAACCATATATTATTTATTTTTTCTTCGAGTACGGGCTTGATAGTGTTAAACATGAAAATGTTGGCGGGCTGTTGTTTGCCTTTCCAATCTTCGACGTTATTGAGGTAGTCTTCACAAAGTTTGTGAACTGCTGTACCACGCGATGATGCTTGGCGAGATATACGATTTGCTTCTTCTTCACCTACACGCTTGCGCCATTCCATCAAAGCTTTCTTGCCTAAGATGCCAAGGACTGTCGTAATTGAAGGATAAGCTTCGCCGTCTGGTGTAAAGTACCGACGACCAGACTCAGTAGTTTTGCGTGAGAGCTCGGGCATTTCGAGCCCATGATCAACGTGGGTAAACATAATATAACCTTTGTGGTATCAATGTGCCATTATAACACATCTTAAAGCAAATGTCAAACCAGTGCGAGACCAGACGTGACTTCAATATACTTCTTTGCAATCTCTTCGATAGTATCTGACATTGCAATAATCGAGCCTTCAGCAATCGAAACTTCTTCGGCGTCAGCACTCATCATCCACGGAATCATACCGAATCCTTCTTTGCCTGGAGCCAGACAGACGGGCTTTTTCATAGTGATTCCGTGAGCTCCTTTGCCCATATATCGGCCAATCACTTCTTCACCAGAAGTTAATTTCAAAGTAATTATATCAATCATAGTTCATTCTCCAAATAATACCACGCTACCCATTTGTTAAACTCTTTTGCAAAGAGATCGTTTTCAAAGTAAAACGTGTGTTCATAAATGTTAGTCCATTCAGTGAGTTTCCATTCCCACTGATTGAGATTTTCTTTGCACCAGTTTTTGCAAACTGATTCAAGATCAGAGTGGATAGGTACCTCGACCGCAGTGTCTTTCATCCATCTCATTTTATAGTCTGCGATTTGTTGTGGCGTCATTTATCCTCCGATTAAAACGGTAGGTGATCCCATAATAACTCTGCCCGATCCTCCAGGTGTATCAACCTCGTCGCCGATACGTGCCGCGGGCAAACCTGCAATAAAAACTTTTGACGATCCTTCATTAACGATTTGGCCTGGATGCGGAGCACAACTCGATCCAACCTTAATTTTATGAAATCTCAACGGTGATGTAAATACTGCAGCATTGATGTTATTGATTTTAACTTCTGGAATTCCAAACTCAATCGTAGTAGTAAGCGTACAACCATGATCTGCTGGCGTACCTGTTGCTACTAAATCACCTTCCCGTGCTGCTGGTATCGTCATGTTGAATACTCCGTATTCGATGTAGGTTGTGGTGGTATTACATTCTGAACTACTTCTTCGAGCCCAGGCCGAGTTGACCAATAGAAATATTGGTCATACGTTTTTTCATACACCCGAGGTGGATAATCAAACGCATTTGGATTTGTATTACCGACCGTAAATTGGAAAGTAAATTGTCCAAGATCGTTTGCAACACCTGGCAAATCTGTTGACTTTTCTGGTACTCCGCCGGGCCTATGCTCAAATGGAACAAGCCATTCTTCTAAAAAGACTCCGTCTTCGGCTGGAGCATTTGCATACCAAGTTGCTGCGTCGTCAAAAGCAATGTTTGCCTGATATTTATTACTCGGTGTAAATTCCCCTCCGGTGTATCCAGTAAAAAGGAATCTTTCTTCTGGCCAAATCTTTTCTTGATTTTTTACAACACGTATAGTATTATTGTTTACGACAGAAACATCAACCCACGATGGTGAAGAAGTAACACTGATATTTGTAATTTCGCTATTAGCACTTGGCGCATCGATTTTTGTTACTACGGCTCTCGCTTTAATATCAGCAGGTAAGCCGAGGGATTGCCTTTGAGTATCGGCGACGACAACGTCAAAAGTGTCACCGACAGAATAATTTTTGCCGGGATCAACTATAATTACTTTTGGACCGAAGTACCAATTATACGTATTTCCATCATCATGTACAGCGCCTATAGTAACCGGATCAAATGTATCTGAATTGTATGCGTATCGATACGCGTAAAGTTCGAGAAGAGCGTCTTCACCAGTAATCGCGTTTCCATTACTATCTTTTCTTGGACCATCGACTAAACTAAACGACCATGCCGGATTTGGTGTTGAAGTGAGCCACACTGGAATGGGAGCAATATCATAATACGTATTAAACGTTGATTGATCCGCTGTATTTGCCGGATTCGTTGGAAAATCCCATTCATAATCAAGTATTCTTTCTGACTCTGGATGATTATTTGGAAGATAACTTTGCCAAGCCGGGTCTGGAAATCCATTGATGATTTGCATCTCTAGGATTGGCCCAGCTGGATATAGAATTTCTGGTCCAGATGACGTGTTAGCTGAGCCCCCAGTATTATTCGCCTGAGGCGGTACAAAGTAAGGTGCAGTATTTGGCTCAGTCGTAGGATATGACGCGTTAAACGTGTTGTTTGCTACACCATACGCTGCATAGACAACGATTTGCTCTGGATAAGTATTTGCGTTATAATTCGCCCAAAAGTTATTGCCCGGATTTCCACGCCCAACATTAAAAAATCCTAGATCAAATGGCTGAGTCCAATTCGCCCACTGCACATTTTCCCATCGAATCTTGTGATTATATACAGTAATTGTACCATAGAATCCTGCCGCACCACTAAAGGTGTTGGCGACTCCATTGACAAAATCTGTATTAGTAAAATCATCCCAATACGCAACAACATCGGTAACGGCTGTTTCATAGCCACCACCCACGCCTGGACTTATGTCAATTCTAATATCTGCGTCGGGATTAAGTGGTGGACCACTGCTCTGTACAACAAAGTTAAATGCGTTAGCAGAAGCAGTGGACCCACCCACAGAGTTTGCAAGCAACATCGCGCTATTGAACTCAACATCATGCTCATAATCTTCATTTCCATAGATTGCCGGAAATTCAAAATCGGGCTTGATTGGAAACGTCGCCCTTTCGACATAATGCACATTCTTATTCGTTATTTCATAATCTATGGAAGTATTACTCATTTTGTTTCATCAGCTATGCTGCCTTTAGATAGTTACTGCACCTCTCCTTAGCTAGTATATATTCTTTAACAAGGCCTGATCTTACGATGTCATCCACACCGAAGTTGATAATATCAAACGATGGAATTCTCTCTACCACTCTCAAGAAGTCAGTTAAACCTGAAACATCATTACGATTACGAGATCCTGCTAAATCATCTTGGAATGTGTCGCCGCAGAAAATGATTTTAGAAGACTCGCCTACACGAGTGATAATACTGTCAAGCTCATGATATGTCATTGATTGGCATTCGTCAACTACGATAATCGAGTTATCAAATGTAAGTCCACGAACAAATGACGATGTCATGAATTCAACCATACGTTTTTGTTTGAGAATTTCCCATGCATCTCCTCGCTGAAAAAGATCGTTAGTAATGTCGGCGTAGGGAACTGTGAAGACTGCTTCTTTTTGAGTTCTGGAACCTGGCATGAAGCCCTGTTCGCGTGTTTGTACTGCTGATCGTACGATGATCAATTTTTCATATTGTGGATTACTTAATACATCGAGCAAGCCGAGATACATTGCACACATTGTTTTACCTGTGCCTGCTGTTCCAATTGCTGCGATGTTTTGATCACTACGATAGCTGTCGAATAAATCCTCCTGTGTTGTTGTTATTGGCTCAATCCTTCTCATAGAGAACTTGTTGTTCACTACATGATTCAGATCCCTTTCCTGTCTACGCTTTTCCTTGCGGGACATGCGGCGACTATGTTTGGCCATGAAACCTCCTTAGAAGTCATTAATTGTGCTTTTTGTTGTTCTAGATCCCGGATGATGGGATTTAATGTTTTTAAGGACATCACGAAAAGAATCATCGGGCTTTTTGAGCCCGAGACGCACCGAATCACCTATACTTGGTGCTGAAGTTATAATAGATTCGAGGTGGGGATTTGCTTCGAGGAATTCAACCTTCTGCGAGTAAGGCATTACCTTATCGAAGGTTTGTTGTGTTTCTTTGTCACGAAATGTATAAATTGGCATTGTTTCTCCACGTATAGGTTTATTTATACGTAATTGTAGTACAAGTCAGCCCAATCGTCAATGAGAGGGATATCATCGTTACTATAACTATCGTTAAAACCGTGCCGCATGAGGAGTGGACGAAGACCAAGCTCAAGCCCAACTTCGGCGTTGGCAATCTTATCTTCTATCCACAAACAGCCACTATCTTTATATTCAGCCAATGCCTGATCTTTATCAGCACCAGTGTCTAAGTAAACGTACCGCTCAAATGTGGTTGGGCCAAACAACTCACAAAGGTTTTTGGTACGCAAGTGTTGAGCGTATTCATCGTTACTCAGAGAAGTGATAGCGTGAAACACGATTCCCTTTTCTTCATGAATTTTACGAACGTACTTGATTGCATCTCGGAGTGGAGGTAGCTTTCGTATGGTAGCACTTTCGTTGAACATTCGGATCAATCTCTTAATGTCTTTTCGCTTCATACTATATGAAACAGACATGTCGTAGACCTGATCGAATTCTTTGTGATAACCGTGTCGCTTCATCCACTGGTCAAAAGCATATTCCCAATCGAGAAGAACACCATCACAATCGACAAGGATTACCTTGTCAGCTATACTTGTCATATCATCACCAATAACTCAATTTACTGTGCTATTCTAACACAGTCGAAAGTAAATGTCAACTATTATTGATCATTAAATTCTTTAAAATTGAAAACTTTTTCATCGCGACGTCTTCGACGCTTCATTTTCTTATCTCGATTCTTGGTTTTTTCCCTGCGGCGATCTTCGTTTTTATCGCCCCATTCGTTATCGTAAGAACCCTCGCGAAAATTCTTGAAACGCTTAGCCATGATTTTATCCTATTTTACTCCTATAAATGTCAGGAAAAGCTTCGAGCAATGTTTTCTCAGTCAACCCTTTGATAGGTGTTTGAGAAATTACGTTATTCGCTAAGAGCTCAGCGTCATTATCATTCACGTCTTCGAGAAGACTAATGAACAAAGTTTCTCGCTTCACTTGGTTGAGATCGTCATAACCTCCACCCTTAACGAAAATACGAAGCCTCCTTGTTTCTTTGTACAACAACCCTTCTGTACCAAGTTCCATGTTATTCTTTTTCCAAGGCGGTGGACTGTTTGGCAAAAGAAACTCAACATTTTCCTTGTCATAAGTCAAGCGTAAAATTGAACGTAGTGGCCCGCAATCATTCTGCCTCAGCCAATCAATTTTTTCACTCTTCTTCTTCAATTCAGAAACTTTATTCAAAATCTCTGAAAGCGATAATCGTACAGCCATAGTTAAAAATCCTGTATATCAGTAATTAAATGCTTCAACTTTTTCTTAATGAAGAAATTAAACAAGAGCTCACGACCTACTGGTTCTTCTTTGCTGTATTCCTCGAGGATTTGAGTTTTATACTCATCGGGAATCTCAGCAAGGTCGATCATTTTCTTATTACGATTATACCGCAATCGTGTTTCTTCATCCATTTCACCATTTTTAAGTAAGCTCATTCGCTTTTGGGTCATTGGCTTTTGTCTTTCACCAACGGCCAAACAATTGTCTGCTGACAAAATGTTTGGAACGCCGTCACCGACATCGCCCTTAAAAATGTGTTCAGATAAGTATTTATCTGGATTGTCGTTTCTTATCCACCGTTTACGGACAGGATCGTATTGGTCGACATTAGCGTAGCGATGTAGCTGAATGTAATCTTTGTCGCCTGATAGGACAAGGAATTTTTCTGAACCGGTATTGAGCTCAGTTCCTTCTTCGTGGATGATAGTGCCAATAATGTCGTCAGCTTCACAGCGTTCAATGTCGATTACTTTATAGGGAAAGAACTCGACGAGCTCAGCCTTAATTTTATGTAAGCACTCGAACAAAGCATTCCAATCGAGATCAGAAGCGTCTCGATTCTTTTTACGATTAGCTTTGTAATAAGGGTAGTAATCTCGCCGCCATACATTTTTATTGTCGGCACAAATAATGATCTCACCATACTCTTCGGTAAACTTTTTACGATTGAGTCTAAGTGAGTTGAGGAACATGTGACGAATGAGATTTTCGTCAAGATCTACGTTGTGGTGGTTACCGATACTGGCGAAGAGGGACGCCAGCATCACCTGGTTGTAATCTACTAAGATAGCCATAATTTATTACCATTGTTTAATCTGAAGCCCTATTCTAATCTATTTCATCGTCAATGTCAACCATTTTTTGTTCCATATCTTCAATTGTGATATTTTCGACAGCAAATTGCTGAAGAGGATGGTCGATACCGCTGGTTTGTAGGTGTAGGGATCTGATTGCTTCGAGAATGAGAACCATCGACGGAAAATACTTTTCTATATCTTCGTCGAAGTTACATCCAGCCCGCCCAAGCTCGTTAATAACATGTTGCCAAAGTAAGTCTGCTACATCACTCGCAAAGCTTTCTTTATAAGCACGCAATTGCTGCTGGACTTCCTCCATTGATTGTGGCGGCCCATCGAGTCGAAGCTTGGGGAACTGAATAACATTTTCGTTGCTCATTCATGATTCTCTTTATCTGTTCAATACATTCGCGAGCGTGGCATCCCACATCGTCTTAAATGATTGAATACTATTTCGAGCTAAGTTAAAACGATCTGAGTACGTAAATCCGTTAAAGTAATTTGGATCGTTGTTCATTACTTGCACTAATTGCTTTGCTACAGAGTAAGCATAGTTTGCATGATCATTGAGGTTATCCTTAAAGTCATACGTAATTGTAGCGTTAGCAGAAGTCTCTGGAAGTGCACCATAGTTCGGATGGATACAAATTACCTGACTCTTAATTGCTTCTATCAGTGCAATACAGGACGTCTCGCGCCATACATTAGGATAAAGGAACACGTGAGCTTTATCAAGCGCCTCGAGTACTTCTTCATTTGGAACGGCACCATGATAAGTCATATTAGGATGAGCTTCGATTGCTGCGAAAGTATCCTTATAAGGTTCATCACGAGATTCCCACCCGTAAATGCTAAACGACGAGTAAACATCTAAATGCAAGTTATCGAACTCAGTACAAAGAGCTTCAAAAATAGGCACTAACAACTCGAGACCTCGATGTGGTGTCGTGTGGTAGATAAAGCGAATCTTATCTTGCTCTTTTTCGCGAGGCTTGTATTCTTTTTCGACAGCATTACAAATGACTGCACAATGAGAATACGGAATGCCATAGCGAAGGATAAACTGATCTCGTTGCCAAGCCGATACGAAAATAATTCGATCAAACTTTTGCCAGCCGCCATCGGCGAGAATACGATTCTCGGGATCTTCTGCAAGATCGTGGCACCAAAGAATATTTGGAACGTCCTCATACATCTCGCGAGTACGAGATAAATGAATAGCAACATCTTTCAAATAGTCTGGATTGGCATTGTCGAGAAGACGCTGCCTCATCATTTCAGTTCCACCATTTGAATTTTTAGAAAGCTCGGTTTCGATAACCTCGCCTCTGTAAATCACACTCATGTTTTACTCCACAGGGATAATTGAATTTACACGGTCAACTCGGAAAGATCTCCAACCGTTGTTTTGTAGGTCCCACACAGCTAAGACTTGCTCATTCACAGCAGTAGTCGTAGCGGCAGGGGTAAATGTTCCATCGCCGTCTGATACAGGCGCAGGTGGTAGTTGGTCTTCGATAAGAGTACACTTCATCAATCGATTTTCACCGTTCATTTTAGTGAAATCGACAATGCATACCTTTTCTTTAAGAACGCTTTTGATTTCATCATAAGTCATAATATTTTACTTCCTCTCACTGGGTGGTTAAATAAAGCTTTTGAAAATCCGTCAAGCCACTTCAAACGAAACTCAACACTAATCAAAGATTGATAGAAATCTGTGATTGTACCATTATTATGTATACGATACGTAAGAATATCTGCGGGCATATCTAAAATAAAGTCATCTTCAATCTCCGTTTCGAAATTGATAATCATTTCTTTGCCTTCATCAAAGCGCCCGTTGAAGTAACGCCTTGAGTCGCCAGAAAAGCTACAACCGGCTCGAGTCAGTTGAACGATAACTATACTTCCAATTCCTACCTTATCAATAATAGGCTTGAGCTCTTCGACGAATCCGCCATCAGAGATAGCGTAATTTTTATTGCCGTCGATTTGCTCAGCGACCTTTCTACCAAAATAGTCTTTACCATACTTTGGTTTAATGTTATCTTCGGATACATGGATCATTGCCTCTCGACGAGACTTACCACCTAACTCGATTTCTTTACGTTCTTTCAGAGATCGATTGTTGTATCCTTTCATGAACCAATCTTCATCTACATTATAATGCTTAATCGTTTCAAGAAAAAGTTGCTTCTTAAAACTGACGTGTTCAAAATTAAAAGTACGGGCAAAGAAAGCCGCAGCTTCATCTTTGCCCGATCCGGGCGGGCCATTAAAGATTAGTATCATTCATTTTTCTCATTTCAAAAAAGCCGTGTTTAGCTATGTAATACGCGTCAATAATATCACTGACGGGATTCCAATTCTTCGAGCCTATTATATCAAGTTTCTCGAAAATGTCAACCCCTGTTTCAGTAATGAATGACTCGTACATATCAATTTTACTTGCGTTACCTTTACCAGTCGCAAACTTTTTAATCGTAGTCGGCGCATAAACTTCAAAATCAATTCCACATAACCACATTCTTTGCTTGAGGTATCCACCATTCTCTGCAATGTTAAACACTCGACCAACAGCACCAAAGGCGTATCCTTCAATAAACGCGGTCATTGACCCACTATTAAACATGACATCGAGTGTCCATGCTGAAAGGTTTTCGTATCTCTGTTGATCACAATTCCACTCAGGATATTCATAGCCTATGAATTGAGGTGAGCTTACTTCTTTCTTTCGAATAAAGAAGTGAAAGGTACAATTGTCAATACTCCATTCTTCACCATCATGTACACATACGGCTGGGCTTGTCATACTGTAATCGATTCCAACGATAGCCACATTTCATCTCCATTATCATAATAGAGATATTTATCAATCTGCTCGGTAGAAAATATGCGAGCCTATATGACCGACCATTGAGAATCGATGACGCCAACTAGGATCAACGTAATCAGCATGGTAATGAGTAGCGCCTTCAGTAATTCCACGATATAAATCTTTTGATAGAATTTGTTGGGCAATCAATCGTGATTCGTACCAAGCATCAATATCTCGTGGTGTATCAGACTTACCATCACAATACCAACTAAACTGACACTTATTCCTAATAGGTACTTCGCGACCTTGCTCGAGATGCCATTTGCTCAACACAGCTTGTTTTACGACATCACATACCGTATCGGGATAACGTCTATCTTGTACCCGATTGAGTACAACGTCAGAAACGGCGTATTTGCCTGCCAGATTTTCACTACGAGCTTCGTGGTAAACATTCAAAGCCAGGCAATATTCTTCATCTGGTATCAATGGTGAATTCACTGAAGTGTCTTCTGCGAAGGCGTAATACGCCATGGCACTAATTAACGCTGAGATCAAGTATTTCATATTAAATGGGTCTTCGTTTTAGTACAGTCGTTAAACCTCGCCTTTTCTTCTCATTATTATTAGCGCTTTCTGCCATCGCTGTTGCAGCGTCATCGACAGAGCTCGGTGGTTGTCTTGTTGGTGCTCGGTCCCAATCAATGGGTTCTTCTTTCACATCCATTCGCATAATTTGTTCTTCATCTACGAGTGGATTCATTTGTTCACGATCTCGTTTAAACATACCTGTCGATACGATAAGAAGCATGATTGCAAGTGGATCAAATACAAAGATGATAAGAATGATAACACCGCGTACTGCTTCATCAAAATATGTTCGAGCTTCGTCTCCA